TTCCATTAGTGTCTAAAATAGAAGTACCAATTTTAGGTGCTGTTAAAGTTTTGTTGGTTAAAGTCTGTGTACCAGTAAGAGTTACTTCATTTGCTTCTCCTATAGTCGCTTCAAAAACTCCAGTGTTCGTTGCAACACCATCAAGATAAATAAGTTTATATCCTTTGTCAGTAGCTGAAAAAGTAACAGTTGCACCTGAACCAGACGCTGCTTTTAATTGTAATGTTTGTGCATTAGTGGTTCCGTTTTTAATAATGTAAAAAGTTTCTGTAAGTAGAGGAAATGTTAAAATTCTTGATCCCGTAAGAGCACCGGTAAGTTCTATAACTCTTTGTTGAGCAGTACCCGTTAAAGCACCATCCGCTATTGTTAAAGCTGTAGTTCCTGATCCTGCAACAGCTAAACTTAAAACACCACCCGTAAGTTGTTCTATAAGACTTAAGTTAGCGTTTGTTTTTGTTCCCCAAGTACCAGCATTTTCGCCGGTTGCCATTAGCTCTAAGCCAAGATCTGTGAAAGTTGATGCCATTATTTATTCTCCTAATTGTTGTATTTATATAGTTTATTTAGTTTTAAGTCAAACATGTTATGCGTTTCTTCTTGTGTAACCGGTAGTATTTTTAGGCACTAACCTATTATAACCGGTACTATTCTTAGGTACTAATCTATTAAAATACTTCAAATTAAGATTAGGATTTAATTCAGTTGTTGCTTGTACACCTGTTAAAGTAAAGTCTATTGAAAATGAGATACTTGGTGCGCCTACAGCAGAAGTAGTTGATAAACCAGTTAATGCAATTATTTCTTCTACAGAAGGTGAAAGTGAACCTACTGAAGATGTAGCTGCTACTCCAGTCGGGAATACTGTTAGCCCGAAGTCAAGTGAACCTACTGCAGACGTAGTTGATAATCCAGTTAATGAAACTATTTCAGTTAAACTTGTCGAAACAGCACCTACTGTAGAGGTTGTTGAAAGTCCTGTTAAAGTTAATGAAGCATCTGTTTGTGGAGATAGTGAACCTAATTGAGATAATAGTAATCCTTGTCCAACTAACCCTACTGTTTGTCCATCCAATGCAATTGAACCTACTGCAGATGTAGCTGATACTCCGGTTAAAATATGTGCTCCATCAATATTAATTGCACCAACTGATGATGTTGTTGAAAGTCCTGTTAATGAAAAGAAATTTTCCACAGTAGTTGAAAGTGAACCTACTGCAGACGTTGCACCAACTCCTGCTGGTGTTAAATTACTTCCAGCAAAAATAATTAAACTATTGAGAGTAGTTGAAAGTGCTTGTCCGGTTAAAGTTAATGAAACATCTGTTCGTGGAGCTAGTGCTCCTATTGCAGATGTAGTTGATAAACCTGTTAGTAAATGTGTCTCGTTAATATTAACTGCACCAACGGAAGAGGCTGTTGAAAGTCCTGTTAAAGTTAATGTAAGATCTGATCTTGCAGTTACGGAACCTAATGCAGATGTAGCTGAAACTCCTGTTAATGAAATGAAATTTTCTATAGCAGGTGAAAGTGCACCAATAGAAGATGTTGTTGATAAACCTGTTAGTGATACGTCAAGAGAAGATTCTCCCCAGTTTTCAAAACCCCATGTATCAGAACCCCAACCTGTGACTATTAAATCGTCCTCACCCCACTCGGCTTGGCCCCAGGTGAATCGTCCCCATCCAGACATGGGCTACTCCTATGCTATTCTAAGTATAGCGTTTGATGCGTCTGCTGCTGGAAATTCTATTGTGAAAGTTCCACTTGTTACAGTTTTATCTCCACCGAAATCTATTGCACAAACTGATGGATCATTCGATGCAGTATCATTAAAAATTAAACAACCTCTAGCTGTGAATGAAGCTGATGTAAATGATATGTTTGAAAAATCACAACACGCTGTATCACCAGATAAAGCCGGTGTTACATTTGTTAACGCTGCACCTTTAGTAGTGTAACCATTACCATTAGCTACTTCGTTAGATGTAGTATACGCAGTTGTTGTTTTATTTAGTGTCGCTGAACTTGTGTACAATGCTAGTCTAAAAGTATTTCCGCCATTTGTAAAATTGTGTATCGCTCTTAAAACTTCTGTTTTGAAAGTGTTACATACTGCTGATGTTATTGCCATAATTTTTTATCTCCTAATTATTGAGGCGGTGACTCGATTGGAATTCTTAATGTACCATCCGTGTAATCGTCTCTTCTTCTTCTTCCAATTTGCATCGCTGCAAACTTTTGTAGTTCCTGTGTATACTTTTGCGTGTACAATGTCAACATATCTTGTGGACCTTTTAAAAATCCATAAGCTTCAACAAGACAAGCATATAGCAATCCTTGAGGAAAATAGTTACTTAAATATGTACTAGAAGTACCATCGTTTCCTGAACCAAGACCCACGGGCATTGCATTATAATGTATAATATATTGAAAATTAGCACTTGGTGTAGGAGCTAAATAAATCGCACCTGAAGTAGCTGTTGTTGCACCTGTTGTTGCACCACCAAACATTGAATAATATTTAGGAAATCCAGTAACATCTTGATCCGTTTCTCCTCCTGCTTTTCCTGTTAAATTACCGCTATACTCTGACATAAAAGTTTGATCACGTCTCTCTAACCATTGACCTTGACCATTAGTATTTGCAGTTGAATTAAATACTTCTATACCTCTTACAAACAAAGCTGAAATAGGCATTGTAATAGTATTAAAGTCTGTTGCAAATTGTCCTTGATCTTGAAATCTATCTGAGTCCATAGGACAATCTAAATTAATTCTATGTTGCGCAGCCATAATAAAACCATCTAAAATAGTTTCTGTAAATACGTTACTACCAACCTCAGTGTAATCTTTGATTGCTTGAACTAATGTTGCATATGTATAACCTGATAATCCTGCCATGGTTAAGCTCTATCATTTAATGGGCCGTATGTACACTGTAAACCACCACCTACAATAAGTCCATCACCTACTCCCCATTGTGTAGGCACAACTAAAGCTAGAAAACTATTTGTTTCAGTAATTGTTGTATTAGCTGCATTAACAAATGTTGTTGGTATTAGTGTAATAGGTCTTGAACCATTTAATCTAGCACCTGCTAAATGAATACTGGCTGTTGTTGGAGGAGGTGTAAAACCTCTAAACGGTATACTTAATCCTCTAACACATCCAGTTAAAGAACCTGTAGTAGTTCCATTTTCTGTTGTTCCAGTGTATGAAATTACTTCATTTTCATATCTGCCTGTTACTGCATTTATTTTTTCAATGACCACGAATCCTGGAGTTGGAAAATTTATACCTACGGTAAAATTATTATTCTGTGGTGTTATCTTAATTGTTGTACTTGTTGCTGTAATATCGTTTGCTAAAATTGCACTTTGTTCTATGTCTCCAATACCATATGCAGGATTAAAACCACCTCCTTGCATAGCTGTTTTAACATCTTGAAATCTTACAAACTCACCATTGATCAAACCATTTCCAATTTGACGAACAAGAATATTTGCTCGCTGCTGTCCTCCTACAGTTGTAGTTGTATTACTAAAAGGATTTTCTGATAAAAAATCTTGTACTGGAAATTCTGTTCTTGCAGGTCTTGCATTCATTAATCCTTGTGGATCAGCCCCGACTGGATGTGGTTTTAATTGTGGTTGTTTAGCTTCAAACTCTGAGCTATGTACAAAAGCTCCAGTCCATTCTTTAACCATTTCTCTATATGGAAAAGCTGCTCCTGATCTATCGGAGATTGCTAATGCTCTTCTTCCTTTTGCAAATCTTGCCATTATTATATATTTGGATAGTATGTCTTCGGAGTAATAAACGTACTAGCTGCTGAACCGTCTTCTGATAAAGCTCTAGCTAATTCATCCTCGTACAACAACTTCATCTCCTGTGTTCGTTGTGGTGCAAACTTCATAGACAAGTAATATGATAATCCTGAAATCATACATGGTACAAATCTAAAAGGTGTATCTGTTGCGTTAGTATATGCTCCTACATCTTCAATTCTTTTAACAAAATAAACGCTAAGAAAATTTGATGCAGCAGTTGAATTTGGTAATGGGTAAATAGTTAATGTAACTTTATCAATAAATCTTTGTACCCAAAATTGTGATGGTGTTCCAAGTGATGCTTTGTTTGCTGTTGCTGCATATGCGTCTCTTGCAACTTTAGTTAAACCTGTATCTGATTGAGAAGTTGTATTGTAGTTTTGTCTGTAAGCAACATTTAAAATATCAGTAATACCAAAAATTGCTTGAACAGGAGTAGTTGTTGCTTGTGGTGATTGCGCAAGCTGTGCATTTGTTAATGAACCTAAATCTACTCCATTTCTGTAAAATGTGTAAGTACCCGCACCTTCATCAGTTGCATCAACATTTGTAGATGAACCAATAGCTAGGTTGACATTAGTATTTCCTACTTCCCAAAAATGTATTCCTCTATTACCCCATTCTTGAAAAAGAATATTTAAAGATCTTCTGGCAGTTTTTAATTGATGACCGGCTGTACCTACTAAACCTAAACGTTCGTAAGCATCGGATATAATTTCATCAATAGAAAAGTTTTGATCAAAACTATAATCTTGTGTAGTAATGTTAGCCATTATAAAGTTCCTCCAAAATCGGTGTATAAAGTATAAGCTGTAATTTTTATTGTATTTGATACAAATATACCATTGGGAAACAAAACACCACCTTCAAAACTTAGTTCAAATAATTTATCATCAGGAACATCTACATCAAACAAAGTATCACCTTTGTTGTCACATAAAGTAAGTCTACCTGCACCACTTCCATCTGATGAAACAGTCAAACCTTTTAATCTTATTGGAATATCTAAACCTGTTAAAGCAAATGGTAATTGTTGAATAGAAGCACCTGAACTTGCAGAAGCTGCAGTTGTTCCGTTTACTCCACGTGTTACTGTTGTTAGTCCCGATAAAGAAGCAGTAGTTGTAGGTAAATATCCTGTTAGAGCACTCTTCTCTAATTGAGCTCCCCAAATTAATACTCCTTTAATACCATCTCCAGTAACAGGTGTATTAAAATAACTACCTGGAGTCCCACCATCACTAACTCCAAAAATAGCAAAACTTGCTGAAGTTGTAGTAGTAGGAGATACCGAACATCTATACCAACCATTTCCCGCATCTGTAATTGTTCCAGTAGCATTTGAACTTGCAACAACAACTCCAGTTGAAACATTAAACATTACACCCATAGAATTACTTGCACCTGCTTGAAAAATTACACTAATGAAATCAAAACCATTTGGTTTTGCAAATATAGATAGAGTTCTATCAGCCGTTCCAGCGTTAATATTTTTATAAAGTATTACATTTGATTGTGCTCCTGAATTTGGTATAGAGTTATCAGCTGTCGTAGTTCCATCTGGTGCTACTCCAGCATTACCATCTACAGTTTGTCTACCTTTTGACCAATTGTTATTATCGAATTGTTCAGAATAAGATAATAAATTTGTAGTAATTGAATCAAAACTAACTACTTCATTTGTAGTTTCAATTTCTGCTACAACACTGGTTGAAAAATTAGTGGTACTTGCAACAGGAATTGAGTCTTGTGTTGCAGTAATATTTGCAGCAAGAGTAGTATCAACACTCGTTGTATTTGATCGAGTTGCTTTAGTTCCCATAAACTACCTCCTACCCAGAAAATTTATCTGTAAATAATGTATAACCAGCGACGTTTGTTTTAGTTTTACAAAAAACTCCATTAGAAAATAAAATTCCTCCACCAAAATTTAATGTAAGTATTTCTCCTGTTGGAACATCTGCAAATAACATTGTAGAACCTGAGTTTGAAACAGTTGTTAGTTCTAATACTCCAGCCCCACCACCATTGGATGCGATTGAAATAGAATATACTCTTACAGGAGGCGCAATAATAGTAGCTGCACCGGCTGCTGCTGCTGATCTTGTAGCTTGAATATTTAATTGAGCCATAATTTTTTCTCCTTTTAATTGTGTGGGCCGAAGCCCACACTAAATTAATTATTACGCTGCAAATGCAAATGCGCCAGTAACAGCTGCTGCTGCACCACCCATTTTACTTGCAATATTCCAAGTACCATCTGTGTAACATATAAAAGCAATCATGCTTCCAGTAGTAAACAAATTAGTAACTGCACCTGCTGGTGTGAAAACTAATTGAGTTTCACCTGCTGCAGAAATGTCATAAGTCACTTCATTTGCCGCTCTTGATTCTATTACAGAACTTGTAGCCCAAACATCTGTTCCAGCTGCGTTAATAGTTAATGTGTTTGTACCACCTGTTGTATCTTTTGATTGTACATAAACACAAACTGAACCTGCAGTTGCTGCTGGTAATGTTCCTACTGCTGCTGCACCGCCTGCGTAGTTAGTAACGTTAAGTGAATTATTGATGAAAACCATTGCTCCACCAGTTGCTAAATCAGTAACTGTTAAACCAGTTAAATCAGGCATACCTGAACTGTATCTAGTTGTAAAAACACCTGTTGTATTATTTTTTGTTGCGACTTGAAAACCTGCTTCTGATCTTACCGGTCCGCTAAATGTAGTATTTGCCATGTTAATATTCCTCCTAGAATATAATAAATGTAGTCCCTAGGGGTTGTCGACTATACGCGTCTACATCTAAAATTGTTTTATGTATAGTGAGTTATTTGTATACTAGTTTTTAGTAGAGTGCAAGAGAGCCCGTAATAAAAGTGCGATTTCAGCGATGTAGCTTTTGTCTAAGTAGCTACAGAAACTTGTGGAGCAACACCTTCTGCAGTGTTTTGTCTGTGGGCAATAGCTGCTTCCTCTAGCTTAATGTCAGTAATGACTCTTTTAACTTTGTCATCAATTCTAACCATCTCAAGAGTATACCTATTATTATCTAGGTGCTCCTGTTGCCACTTCAACTCCAAGGACCATTTTTGTTTGTATAGTTCTTGTATCATCCTTAACCTCCTCATAGGTTATTCGACTTATCTCGTTATTATAGTTGTTTCCGAGATGCTCCCAAACTATACTGTTTTCTCCTAGCTTGTCAAGTATTGCTTTTTCAACACTTTCAGCTGTATCTTCACTATGCTCAATATTAAATTTTGCATGATGATCGTAGGCCCAGATATTTATGGAAGTTTTTTTCATTGTTTTTTCTTTCTACTTATTGAATGTGGCCGAAACATGTCCGGCCACAAAAATTACTTAGTTATGCTTACGCACCTTCAGAACCGAAGATACCTCTAAAGTCTGATGCGCCAAAAGCGTATCTTTCTCTAGCTTTGTATCTAACGTTTCCAGTATCAAAGTCCCCTTCCATTGACGTAGTCAACGGAGTTCTTGAGAACATTTTCATACCATTTGGAACGTCCGTGATAATGTAAAATGAATCAGGATCCGTTAAGAAATTATTCACTCTATAACCTTGAGGAATCATTCCCATTGAATTGATTGCATTGATATCATTATCAGCAGTCTGAGTTCTACCTTGAGATTTCATCAATCTCTCAGCATTGAACTGATTCGCAGAAGGAATTATCATTTTAACTCCTTTGGCTGCGATTCTTAAACCTCTTTCATCAGACATAGCAGCGATGTCGATTAACGACTGCTCTAATGATGTTTCGTTTAAGTCAGCTTGAACAGCTAAAGTATTCGCTACAGTACCCGCGATAGTTGGGTGTGCTAGCGAAAGTAAGTTTTGCTGGTCACCAGTTTGAAAAGCAGCTGCCGCGGCTATGCCGGGTAGACCATTATTCAATACTGCTGCGCCTTTAACTTCTTTAGCGTTAGACATAGATCTTGCTAGGGCTTTTGTGTATCTAGAAGAAAGTCTGTCATAAAGGTTGTCCTCTATTGCTTCTTCTGTGATAGCGAAAGCTAGCGCGATCGTTTCCATTGTGTATCTAGCAGTGTAAGTCTCTTGGGCTTCATCGTAATTGATGCCTTGACCTTCTGCTTTTACGTCTGCGTTAGCAAAACCACTTAACATTACTTCCTCTTCGAAAGCTCTGTCAGATGATTCTGTTGTATAAATCTCAGCATGCTGATTTTCATACCTTTTGTATTCCAAGCCAAATAGTGCATTTAGACCTGGCTCTAACTCTTTTACGAGTTGTGCTCTTGATATTGCCATGTTTTTATTCTCCTATTTGTTGATTAACTTGGTGTTACAAACTCACAAAGGTTTTGTACTACTATTACTTTGCCAAAAGCCACAAGAATATCTTCATTCTCAACGTCTTCTGCTTGTCTTAATAGTCTCCATTGTGATGCTGTCGCTGATGTTGCGCCAATGTTTAGTGTTTGTGTCGATCTCCCAGTAACAAGACTTCCTGCTACCGCATTACTTTGATAAGTTTCCATGAAGGCAGCTTGTGGTGTTGCCGCGTCCGCAGAAATTTCATAGTTCTGAAATGGATTGTCATTTACAAACGCATCTACATCAGTGTTATTATCAGTAGCAGTGTTTGCTACATACATGTTACTAAACGTTGGCTTTTGTGTGCTAGCCGCAGTAAAGAAACATCCGTTAAATACGCCAATAGTTTTACTATTAGCGGCTCCAACTGTCATATATCCAGCTGCAGTTTGAACCTGCGTGCCAAGAAATATGTTGGTATTATTGCCGTTGTCGATTTTATACTTTGACTGTCCAGACGTTGCAGGTGTATTACCTAACGTACTAACAGGTGTAAAACCACTTCCGACGGTATCTCTATTTGCCATAGTTGTTTTCTCCTTAGTGAACCTGCCGCGTTAGCGGCCTCCAGTTCGGTTTAATTTAATCGTTGGTGAAAGAAATATTATTTCTTACTGCCACCGAAGTTTTTGCTTGAACGCTCGAATTTCATCGGCATTCTATTATCCTGATCCCTAAGTAAGTCGCT